CTCGATTTTTCGAGGTTTTCGCGCGCGTGGCGATGAATTATGGCAAGAAAACGAAAGATGGACGGAGATAACTTTATCTACGCCTACTATCAAGCAATTAAAAACGGATCTATCACGGTCGGGCGCTGGGTGCGGCTTTTGTATGAGTACCTGGTCACCGGCCTGGAGAAGAAAGAGTTTTTCTTTGACCAGGAGCGGGCGAACGCCGTAATCAAGTGGGCTGAGGCTCACTGGTTCCACACTGAGGGCCATCTGGCCCCGGGGCATATCACGCTGGAGCTGTGGCAGAAGGCCATGCTGTCGGCTATGTTCGGGATCGTGGATGTGGAAGGGTATCGGCAGTTTCGCGAGGTCGTTCTGGTCGTCGCGAGGAAAAACGGCAAGAGCCTTCTGGCTTCCGGCATCGGGAACTATGTTTTCCGGGTGGAAGGCGGCTATGGCGCGAAGGTGTTCTGCCTGGCGCCGAAGCTGGAGCAGGCTGATATTGTCTATAACAACATTTGGCAGATGATCCAGCTCGATCCTGAGTGGCAGGAGCTGAAGAAGCTGTCACTGGAGAAGGACACCCAGCACCGGAAGATCCACGATGATTCCATGCTGGCCAAGCACAGGCAGACAGATCTGAGCATCCCCGGCACCAACAGCACGGTGAAGAAGATCGCTTTCGCGGCAAAGAGATCGGACGGTTTTAACCCGAGCCTGGCCATCTGCGATGAGATCGCGGCCTGGGACGGGGACAAGGGTCTAAAACAATACGAGGTCATGAAGTCCGGCATGGGCGCGAGGCAGGAGGCAATGCTGCTTTCCTGCACGACATCCGGCTATGTGAATGACTCAATCTATGACGAGCTGATCAGACGGTCAACTCGTTTTCTTTTGGGCGACAGCAAAGAGCGGAAGCTGCTGCCGATCTTGTACATGATCGACGATGTTGAGCACTGGAACGACATCAACGAGCTCCGGAAGGCAAACCCGAATCTGGGCGTCTCCGTTTCTGTTGACTTCATGCTCGAGGAAATCGCCATCGCAGAGCAGAGTCTGAGCAAGAAGGCCGAGTTCCTGACGAAATACTGCTGCATCAAGCAGTCGAGCTCGCTGGCATGGCTGCCGGCACAGGTAATCGAGAATGCAGCCGGAGAGGATCTGGATCTGAATGACTTCCGCAACAGCTACTGCGTCGCCGGCATTGACCTGTCGCAGACGCGAGATCTCACGGCCTGCACGGCTGTGATCGAGAAGAACGGCGAGCTTTATGTCTTCGCAAAGTTCTTCTTGCCTGCCGAGCGGATCGATGAGGCAAGCCAGAGGGACAGCCTGCCGTATAACATCTACATCCAGCGCGGCCTGCTGCAGCCGTCCGGAGATAATTTTGTTGATTATCGCGACGCCTTCGACTGGTTCAAGATGCTGGTCGAGGAGTATCAGATCTTCCCGCTGATGACCGGCTATGACAGATACTCCGCTCAGTATCTTGTCCAGGATATGACGGCCTACGGCTTCAAGATGGACGACGTTTTCCAGGGCGAGAACCTGTACGGCGTTATCCAAGAGACACAGGGCCTGCTGGAGGACGGGAAGATCCACATCGGCACAAATGACCTTCTGAAAGTCCACCTGCTCAACTCCGCGATCAAGATGAGCACCGAGCGCGGACGCGGGCGGCTGGTGAAGATAAACCCGAACGACCATATCGACGGCTGCGCGGCGCTGCTGGACGCGATGTGTGTGAGGCAGAAGTGGTTTTCCGAGTACGGAGAACAGCTAAAAAACGAATGAGGTGATTCGAGGAAATGGGGCTTTTTGATTGGCTTTTCGGGAATAGGCCGCAGCCGAAAGAAAAATACGAGGAGACGTTCAGACTGCTGGATGGTTATAAGCCGGCGTTCCGCAACTGGCACGGCGGGATTTATGAGAGCGAGCTGATCCGGTCGGCAATTAACGCCAGGGCGATTCACATGAGCAAGCTCCGGGTGGAGACATATGGATCCGCGAGACCAGGGCTGCAGGCTAAGCTGAGAAACAACCCGAACGAGTTCCAGACCTGGTCGCAGTTCCAGTATAGACTTTCCACATTACTGGACGTTCACAACACGGCTTTTATCTGTCCGGTCTTTGATACCTTCGGGCAGCCGAGCGGGATCTACACACCGCTGCCGAGCCGGTGCGAGATCGTGCAGTACAATGGCGTTCTGTTCCTTCGCTACGAGTTCCGGGACGGAGAGCGGGCAGCTGTTGAGCTTGAGTACTGCGGGATCATGACGAAATATCAGTATCAGCACGATTTCTTCGGCGAGAGCAATCACGCCCTGCAGAATACGCTTGATCTGATTCGCATCCAGGATCAGGGCATCCAGGAAGGCGTCAAGAGCGCGGCGACTTACCGCTTTATGGCAAAGCTGTCAAACTTCGCGAAGGCGGAGGATCTGGCCAAAGAGCGGCAGCGCTTCACAGCTGAGAACCTGTCGTCCAGCGCGAACGGAGGCGGCCTGCTTCTGTTCCCGAATACGTACCAGGACGTCAAACAGGTGGATGTAAAGCCATGGGTGGTCGATGCGGAACAGCGCAAGGCCATCGAGGCGAATGTCTACCGCTACTACGGTGTGAATGACGATATCCTCGAGAACCACTTCGACTCTGAGGCCTGGTCCGCGTTTTATGAGGGTGCGATCGAGCCCTTCGCGATCCAGGAGGCCGAGGTTTTGAAGAAGATGTTCTTTACGCTGCGAGAGCAGTCCATGGGCAATGGTGTCAGCGTGACGGCGAACCGGCTGCAGTACCTGAGCAACAAGGACAAGCTGAACGTCTCGGCACAGATGGCCGACCGCGGTCTGATGACCAGGAACGAGATCCGCGACATCTGGAACCTGCCTCCTCTTCCGGAGCCGCTTGGCTCTCAGCTGCCGATCAGAGGAGAATATTATAACGCTAATGATGGGAGTGATAACAATGCCGAGTCAGGATCGTGAATACCGCAGCATGGAGCTGCGAGTCCTTCCGGGCGAGGAAAGCTACATTGTCGAGGGTTATGCTTCGACCTTCGAGCCTTATGTCCTGTTCAGCCAGGACGGCATTGACTATTCGGAGCGCATCGCGCCGACTGCATTCGATGACGCAGATCTGTCGGATGTTGTTTTCCGCGTTGACCATACCGGGCCTGTTTATGCCAGAAGCTCAGCCGGCACGGTGGAGCTGTGGCACGATGATCACGGCCTTGGCCAGCGCACAAATCTTGGTAAAACGCAGAGGGCGAGGGAGCTGTATGCCGACATCCAGGCTGGCAACTATCCCAAAATGTCCTTTGCTTTTACTGTCGCCGAAAACGGCGATAGCTATGATCGTGAGACTCACACCAGAACGATATCGCGAATCGCGAAGGTGTTCGACGTCTCGCCTGTCAGTTTCCCGGCCAATCCGGGGACGGAGCTGGGTGTTTCCACACGCGACTACTTCAACGGAGTGATTGAAGCAGAGAAGGCGGAGCGACTGGAGCGTGAGAAGCGGGAACGCCAGATCCAGAGGATCAGAATCATGACGGAGGTAAGCAAATGAATTTCACCGAAATGTCCATCGATCAGCTGATGGAGCGTAAATCCGCAATCGCTGCGGAGTTGGACGCACCTGAGGCCGACCTGGACGCGCTCGAAGCCGAAGTCCGCGGGATCAATGAAGAGATTGAGAACCGCAAGCAGGCCGAGGAACGCAAGACCGAACTCCGTGCTGCCGTTGCAAATGGCGCCGGAGAAGTAACCACCAAAATCGAAGAAAAAGAGGAGAGAAAAGAAATGTTTGGTATTGACTCCAAAGAGTACCGCGATGCTTTCATGGCCAACCTCGTCGGCCGTGCTACCGTCGAGCAGCGTGCCATCCTGGCCGATAACACCACCTACGGCGACGGACTGAGCCTCCCCATCGGCCTCGATAAGGACGTCTGGGATCAGGTTCACACCGCGCACCCCATCCTCGCCGATGTTGACACTATGCGCACCGGCATCGCCATCAAGGTCACCAAGATGACCCCGGCTGCCGTCACCAAGAAGATGGACAGCGCTAACTCCACCGAGCAGACCTTCACCGGCGTGGACGTCACCCTGGTCGGCGCCGACTACCACACCTACGTGACCCTGTCCTACGCCGAGGCCAAGATGAGCCAGGGCGCTATGGAGCGCTTCCTGGTCAAGGAGATCGCCGACGCGATCGGCGAGGCTCTGGCCAAGGACGTGTTCGCCCGCATCCTGGCTGACGCCGGCAACGCTCAGAAGGTCACCCCGGCCTCCGGCTCTACCCTGTTCGAGAACGTGAAGGCCGCTCTTGCCCTTGCTGTCTGTGCGAATCGCCCTGTGATCTACGCTCCCGCTTCGAGCTACTACGAAATCGTCGGTGCGATCCAGCAGGGTTCTCCCTTCAACATGGGCCTGGCTCTTGGCCTGCAGGTCAAGCTTGACAACGCGGCCACCAAGGTCACCGTTGTCGATCCCAACCTGTTCTGCCTGAACGTGATCCAGGACACCATTGTGGAGTCCCAGCGTGACGCCAAGAACGCCTGCTTTGTGATCGGCGGCTACATGCGTGCTGAGGGCTGCCTGCGCAAGACCAAGGCCGCTGCCTGGATCGACTGATTATGATGAGGCTGTTGGCGAAAGCTGACATCCTTGAAAACCAGAAAAAGCACAAGGCCGGGACCGAGTTCGAGACGGACGAAGCCACCGGCCTCGTGCTCATCGAGTACGGATGGGCAGCTGAAATTGAAAAGCCCGCGAAGGCTGAGACGCCCAAGAGAACGCGAAAGAAGGGTTAAGCATGACTGCGGAAACAATGCTTGTAGATGCCAGAATGGCGCTAAGGATCACAACGACAGCGTATGATCCGCAAATCGTAAGCCTGCTGAATACAGCTCTGCTTGATCTCGGCGTCGCGGGCGTAATTGTTCCCGCAGAAATGAACGCCCTTATTCAGCAGGCCTGCATTACCTATGTCCGCCTGTACTTCGGACAGCCTGACGATTTTGAAAGGCTGAAGAGGTCCTACGACGAGCAAAAGGCGCAGCTGGCTACCTGCACCGGGTACACGGACTGGCTGGTGGTAAGTGATGAATAGACCTGACGTGTGCGATCTGGTCACCGTGACCAGCGTGAAGGACGAGGAAGGATATGAAACGCTGACTGAGGAATCGGTCACGGTCTTCTGCAACTGGACAGACGGTGTCTCCCAGAACGAGTATTATCTGAGCCACAAGGAAGGCTTCGAGGCTTCGGCCAGCGTTGACATTGTCCCCTTCGACTACAACAAGCAAAAGCTCGTTGATTTTCACGGCACCCGCTACCGTGTTATCAGGGCATTCCAGAAGCACCCGGATTACACAACGCTGATCCTTGAGGAGGTGGTCCGATGAGCTGTGACAGCGCTCTGCAGACTGCGCTAACGCCCCTGGGGCTGCCGGTATTCCCGAACAAGTACACCGGGCAGGAACTTGAGTACATCGTGACCAACTGGACCATGCTCGGCGCGGCTCATGGGGGAGATTACGCCAACGCGTCGCGGTATCTGGTGCAGGTGCATTACTATCTTCCGGACAAGCAGAACCCGAACAACATGCTCGAGCAGATCTGTCTCGCGCTCGCGGC